TAGATTTTATTTTAATCAACCAGTTGCAGGACGTGTCCAGATGTGGGCACTACAACCAAAAAACAGACCCCTAAATGATTTGGGAGTCACCCCTGTTTGTCAGACTGTCCAGATTTATGAGGAGGACTTCCCAACGGCAAGCAATGAATGGGTAATAAGTCATTCCCTCAACATCCGAAAAATAAAATGCCAAGTTTTTGACGAGGAAGACAGGCAGCATTTTGCCTTCCAGAAGAACGTAGTAAACAACCAGATTGTCCAGTTGAAGTTTGAGCAAGAACTGGCTGGGCATGTCAGACTTATCCCAATGACAGGTTAATTGTAAAGACCCTGTCACAAACACCTTGAAGATTCATTCCTCTTGCATGGTAAAAAAGAGGGAAGAAAAAGTTTCAATATTATTTTAACGAGGGGTGAATGGGCAGGAATGTCCTGTTAAGAAGCAAGCATTGTGATGTCACAAAATTATTTTTCTTTTAGGAGTTTTTAAAATGGCAAGCTACCCCCTTTATCATGGGATTGAATTAGCCCAAAACGCACAGATTCACAACCTAGTCTTTGAAACGAGAACAGCAGACCCAGCAAGTGGGGAGTTGGTTGTTGGACGGCAATGGTACAACAGCACGGACAACGTTTTCCGTATGGCTGTTGCAGACAGCAACGGCACCTTGGTGGTACGGACATTTACCACCAAAGAAGCTATGGACGTGGAGAGGGCAAGGATTAGCACTCTAGAAGCTGAAACGTTCTATGCCGATGGCAGACGGGCAATGAGTGGGGACATTGATGCCGGGAGCAATCAAGTTCGCAACCTTGCAGCACCAACAAATGACGGTGATGCTGTCAACAAGCTATATGTAGATGACAAGTTTGCTTCTCTTGGACATGCCTTTGAATATTGCGGAAGCGTAACCCCCGGAGCAGATGCCAGCACAGCATTTGACATGGACGGGCTAACGCAAAAACAGCCCGGAGACTACTATAAAATTATTGGTTCTGGTTATGTAAAGATTGGGACAGCCGCAGCATTCTACGTTAATGCCGGGGACAGCCTCATCTGGAACCCAGACGGGGGACTAGACAAGTTTGATAATACCAACAGTGAGGTTTCCGGAACAGACCAGTTTATTACCGTTTCTGGAAGTACAGACACCGGATTTACTGTTGACGTTGCCGCAGAATTTAAGACACGGATGTCCACCGTGGAGTCCCGTGCAGACAGCATGGATAGTTTGGTTGCTGCAAACCAAACAGCCACAGGGATAGCCTCAGACGGTTCTTATGTCCCCAGTGTTGGCTCTAACTACATTGCCACAGCAACCAGTGTCCACGATGCTACCATTAAACTGGACACCAGTTTAAAGGCTGTTAGTGATGCACTCGACACGGAGACGAGCAGAGCAACAGCCGCAGAAACGGCAATTGATACCCGTTTGACCACGGTTGAGTCGCAGGTAAATGGAAACATTGGTGACAAGAACAATCTAACCACCGATGATAAGACTAACATTGTTGCCGCAATCAATGAGGTAGACGGGCAGAACGACAGCAACAAGCAAGCAAGCGAGGACCGGGACACCACCATCCGGACAGCCTTGGGTATTGCCGCAGATGGTTCTTGGTCCAAGGGTGTTATTAACGACACCCTCAACCCCGGAGATGTGGCAACGGCATTGTCCAACGTGGAGACAGAAGTTACCACAGGACAGTCCACCCTCAATGCCCGTGTCAATGACTTGCTAGCCTCTATTAACAGCAAGATTTACAAGTACGCTTCTGCAAGTGCGGCACTTGCTCACAATTTTGCCCACAACTTGGGCACCACCGATTTGAACGTTCAAGTCTGGGTGCAAGACCCAAGTGGAGCATGGCGCAATGACATTGTGCCAGTAACAGTGGTTGACGATAACAATATCGGATGTCTGTTGACCCAAGCAGCACAGGTAAAAATCCTTGTAACAGCCGTAACAGCCGTAACAGCAAACGCAGCATAAAACGGTTTAATCTGGCCCCAGAAATGGGGCCACACCAGAACAAGGAGTTTTTAAAATGGCAGAGCAGCAACAAGTCTACAAAAATTTAGATGGGGAAATAATCACGGACCCAAGATTATTCCCAACTTTTAGACAAGCAAATACCGTCAAGTTTCATGGTCATGTAATTATCCCCAATTTAGAAGAGGGTGAAGACTTCCCAGAAAAAGCATATGACGGGGAAGTTATTATGAAACAGGGGCAGATGTGGAACTACGGGACCATGTCTGGGGTGACAGCATGGCACCCAGTAACCCCTCCTAAAAGTGTTTATGTTCACAATCAAGCAGTACCTGCACAAGACTGGTATGTGATGCACGGGCTAGACACTCAAAGCATTATTGTGACGGTTTATAGCAATGACACGGCAGACGGTAGTTTTAGGCTAGTGGCTAATCCTCCGGTTAGTTTTTCAGATGATAATAACATTACGGTAGGCTTCTCTACCCCAGTAGGAGGAAGGGCTGTTATTATGTCCCAAGGGGGTGCCCCCTCTGCTTCACAAACTCTTGTTCCTAAGATGCAAGAGGCATTTGGAGGATTAAAAGCCACAACTACAAGAAACTTAGATACCGGATTAGTTAGAGTATCTTTTGACCAGACAGACCAATATTGAGGGTTTAAAATGGCAGCAGTTGAACTTGAATTAGATTATTTAGTCTGGACAGATAAAAACGGTGTAGAACAAATTACCCCGGCCCATACTATACCATCTGGGACTAGGTTTATTGCTAATCAAACAACTGCACCAGTAGGTTGGACCAAAGAAACTGTCCATAATGATAAGTCCTTGAGGGTTACAAATGGGACAGTAGGGATAGGAGGTAATTCTCCATTTAATACAGTCTTTGGAAAAACGACAACGGACGGGCACACGATGACAGAATCGGAAATGCCCAGCCATAAGCACAACTCTTATGGTACAAACTGGAATATCACGGGGGCATTTGCTCCGGTCAATCTAAACAAGTCAAACGCATATTCTCCGGGTAACAGGCATGTAAGCAGTAACTACAATTTGACAGGGATGTATAACACTGGAGGAAGTCAACCTCATAAACACAATATGGATTTAAGAGTACAATATATAGATGTCATAATCGTAATTAAAGATTGAAAGGAGTTTCTAATGTCCTCACCCATAGAACTAGAAGTTGCTTTTTTAGTCTGGGAAGACAAAGACGGGAATGAACAAATCACCCCGGCCCACACTTTCCCATCTGGTACTTCAATGCTTTTCCAACAGGCTGCTGCTCCAGTAGGCTGGACCCGTGCCACACACCACAATGACAAAGCTATCCGAATAACCAACGGAACCGTATCCACGGGGGGGCATCATCCTTTTAATACCGTATTTGGAAAAACAAGTACAAACGATCACACGTTATCCAGCAGCCAAGTTCCTAGCCACAACCACAACGCAACAGGAAGCAACTGGAATTACACTGGGGCATTTGCACCGTCTAATCTAAATAGAGGGGGCACTTTTTCACCGGGTAACAGGCATGTTTCCGCATGGTGGAACTTAGGAGGGGGGATTGGTGCATCCGGTGGAGGTGGTGGGCATAGCCATACAATGGACATCCGTGTGGCTTATGTGGACGTGTTAATTGCAATAAAAGATTAAAGGAGAAAACAGATGAGAGTTACTATTGTTAGAGAAGACAATTTTATTTGTATTGACGGTGTAAAAAAGAATGTTGATTTATCGTTCCTTTCCTCAGATATTCACGCTATTCAATATAACAATGGAATTGGTTTTATTGAGAGTTTAACCCCAGATGAAGGAGGAGAAATTAAGAAAGAAACGGAAATTCCAGAGTGGTCAAAAATCCAAGAGGTTTTTAAATCTGCTGAAGAAATAGACCCACCAACTGAAAATGCTTTGCCGAATAATGAAGAATTGATGGAATTATTAAGGGCAGAAAGAGATTTTAAATTGCAACAAAGTGATGTTCTCATTTTAAAATCTTTTGAGGCAGGAGAAACTGTTAGTCCAGCAATCAAGGCTTATCGGGAAGCATTAAGAGAAATCCCCAACAAGGTAATGGCAAAGAAATTACCAATGCCTACATGGGACAATAACACAATGAACCTAATTTTTGAGAATTGGCCTAGTAGTCCATGAAAGAAAATTTCATTAGAGAATACAGCATTGACAAAGATTTTTGTTCTTCCTTAATTGAAAAATTTGAGTCCAGCCCATCTTTTCAATATCAAGGGATAGTTGGAGACAGCCAACACCACCCAGAAATTAAAGATTCTATGGACCTTATGCTGAGTAACCACCCGGTTGAATATTACCAATATCTGTCTTACATCTCAGCTAAGTTAAAAGAGTATTTGTTAGAGTTTAATGTTCATAATGCTGGGAAATGGGATTTTTTAGAAGGTGCTAATCTGCAACGATATGAACCAAATAAAGGCTATCCCTTCCCACATTTTGAGCATAATCCTATTCGTCCACACCGGGAACTTGTTTTTATGACTTACCTCAACACTTTGGATTCTCCAAATGGAGAAGGGGGGACAGCCTTTCCTTTTTGGGACTATACGGGGAAGCCAATAGCAGGAAATACTTTAATTTGGCCTAGTGGGTTTACTCATCTCCATCATGGGGTTATACACCCAACAGAAACAAAATATATAGCCACGGGCTGGTATCACTGGATTCCGGAGGATTAAACTGTGAAAATTGAATCAAAAGCTAATTGTCCGTTAAATAAGTTTAAGGAATGCAAAGGACTGGACTGTTCTTGGTTCATTCAAGTACGAGGGACAAACCCAAACACAGGTGAGGAGGTAGATGACTGGGGATGTGCCGTTGCTTGGTTGCCAACACTTCTGATCGAAAATGCACAGCAGAGCAGACAGACAGGTGCAGCAGTGGAGAGTTTTAGGAATGAAATGGTGAAGGCTCAAGAGGCATCTGTTAGAGTGCTGGCGGAATCCCAAAGACTTTTGCAATGACTAGCTTTCTGGGTTTGGCGTTATTGGCAACCACACAATTAGACTACCCATCCGGTTTAATAAACCATTTTAT